AAAAAAAAAAAATTATTCAGATTCCTCTACAGCCCAGCTACAACTCATTAAAGCCCATATAGATGATGTATTAATATTTCTAATTTTTCCTTGCTCTGATGTATTGTTTATGTTTTTCCATCGTATTGAGAATTCTGTCTTCTTATCTTGTTTATTATTTATTGGTATAACTTCTAATTCAATATATTCATCATCCTCAATCTCTTTTGCATTTTCAAAAAAATATTCTTTATAGTCATTGTATTCCATTCTGTATATTGTCATTTTAACTTTATTGGATATTTTATTTTTAAGTATTTTCAATATGCTCTTGTAATCTTTTCTGTGATAAGGAAATCATTTCAGGGTCTATGTCAAACCCTATATAAAATCTTTCTAAATTCTGACAAGCTAAAGCGCTTTGACCGTCACTGCATGTTAAATCTAATACCGTTTCTCCAATATTAGAATATGTTTTAATAAAATATTCACACATCTCTATTCTCCTTGTGGAAAACTTATGATTTCGTCTTTTCATTTCTATTAAATGGTTTGGAAAATTGTGTGAGTGATAATGTGCTTTTTGTATATTCTGATTGATTCCATAATATTCAGTTGTATGAATAATGTTATTTTTTCTAATTCTTGGTTTATCTTTTAATACCATTTGAGGATTATAAACACCCGACTTTTTATAAAATAAACATATCTCTTCAATACTTCTTGTGGGTTGATATTTTGAAAATAAAAAACCAGTCGGAGAGCATAATTTTTTCCAATACCAACAATATTTAAAATGTTTTCTCTGAGATGCTACTAAATCAAAAGTAAAAGGTTGAGAGGAATGAATAGCCACCGCGCCTTTAGGTTTCAATACTCTCCATATTTCTGGCCATAGCTCAACCCAGTTTAAGGGCTTGTCATATTCACATCCAGTAATTCCGAATGGTGGATTGAAATAACAAAAATCAATTGAATTAGATTCAAGTTTTTTTATATTTTCCAAACAATCTCCAACAAAAAATTTATGCGTGATAAATTTAGAATATAAAAAAAAAAAAATTATTATACTATATATGCCAGAACCTACTAACAAAAAACTTTATGCTAAAGCCAGAGCTAAATATAGCTCTATGAAACACAGCGCTTACAAGTCCTCTTTAGTTGTCAAAGAATATAAAAAACAAGGTGGAAAATATAGTGGTGCAAAACCTAAGACCACAGGCTTGACCAGATGGCATAAGGAGGATTGGAGAACACAGGACGGCAAAAAAACTTATGAAGGAAAGAAAGGTAAGATATTTAGACCTACTAAAAAAATAACTAATAAGACACCGACAACTATGAAGGAATTAACACCCGCACAAAAAAAGAAAGCTATTAAAGAGAAAAAAGAAAAAGGAAAAGTCAAAAAATATAAATCCTAATCATCAAAGTCTGAATCGTCTGACTCCATAAATAAAGGTGCGCTATAATATATTTGTCTGTCTGGATTTAAAAAGAGAGGAGATAAATCTGGAGTTGGATTTTGACTTATCATATCTTGAGTTGCTGTTTCTAAATCTTCTTGTATCATTTCTGGGTAATAATTATTTTTTGTTATCACATAAATAACCGCGCTGTTTGGGTCTAAATTTTTTGGGCTTGAAAAATCATTATTATATATTTTTGTATGAATGGAAGTTATTGTGGTGTCATGGTCTATTGTGTATGTAATCGCACTTTCTGATAAATCAAAAGTAAAACCAAATGAAGAGAACTGACGAGAACAAACCCCAATAACTGGTAATTTAGAACCCGCACCACCATAATATTCTTTGGCTGGAAAACTAGAACCTATTAAATAAAATGGGGTTGATGCGTATAAAGGTTTAGTATCCCCAAATCTGCTGTTAGATTCACATATTATAGCATATTGAATAGGTGGCGCCCATAAACTACAATATGATTTGGCGGGGTTAGAGCCATTCGCGCTTATATCTACTAATGCATGATTCCTTAATAAATCTCCTATCACTGAATTTTCAGATAAATAAATATATGGTAAGTTAAGCGTTCCAGTATTATAAGAATCTAATAATTGATTTGTAAAACCTAATTTATTCCAAAATGAACGAGCCTTATTTACATAGTCTGGAATAGCTACTGCAAACCCATTATTAAATAAATCAAATTGCGGGGTTGTATTGGTGGCGCTTATTTGACTACCTGCTAAATTATTTATATATATTCCGCTTAAAGAATCCGTTATTTCTCCAGAATTCAAAGTGTTAATTATAGCGCTTGGAACAGATAACCCGCCCACCATTGTTAAAGTGCTTCCGCTTTCATCTGTGGCTGGTCTGTATGGAGTATATAAGAAAGTCCAACTATATAATAATTGTTCCACATCAAAAGAAAAAGTTGGATTTACAGCACCAACCCAGCATTTTGCAGAGCCTCCATACATTAACCTATTTTTATACCCCCTATTTTGATAATAAATAAATGAGTTCTCAGGAGTTCCTCCCGCTTCTTGTCCAAATGTTGCTGCTAAAACATCCATATTTCTATTATTTATAATTTGACTGGGGTTTATTTGGTCCATCTGGTCAGAAAATGAAGTTTGAATTATTCTAGAACCTATTAACCGAAAACAATAAACACTTTTATTTTGTGGATATGCTGAACCGTCTGCTTTATGTGTATATGGAACGGTATAATATGCATACTGGTCTGAATTGACTACTTGAACTGGATTCAATAAATTAGTTCCGTAATCAAAAATTAAAGAGTTGCAATTATCCGTTATAGGGTCTGGAAAATCTGAATTATTAGCTTCAATAGAAGCTTCTGTTGTATAGGGTATAAATCCATACGAAACTTCAGGAATATATGAGTGTATAAAATTACCCCATATCACATTATTCCCACTTGTTAAAGCTCTTTCTCTGTTTCCAACTGTGGTATTATTTCCAACTTTTTGGTAATAATCTTCTGTGGAATAGTGTAATTGCTCGTCTATCAAATCTGCCATTCTTTGATTCTGATAAAATCCAGCTGGAATATTGAATTCTGTTTTATATTTTTTAATATAAAGTAAATCTTCCTTCCATATTTTATCGGCTAATGTTGGGCTGGTAACTCCCCCAGGCTGGTGAAATTCTCCGCTTCCATCTTCAGTTTGAAAATATACTGAATTACAACATTCATTATACCCATTTATTTCATAATATCTTGATTCAAATGGCCCTAAACCTAAACTATATGGAAAAACTTGCGCTCTATCTGTGGCGCTTCTCATATCTCCTCCTCCTAAATAAGGCGGTGATTGTCCGAATATATGCCTTAATCTTGGGTGTGATACATCACCCGCATTTTTACCAGAAGCCCCCGTGGCAAAAGTTCCTGGATATGTTACATTATTTGCTCCCCATGTTCCACCATTCATATTTCTCACTGTATTAGGAGAGGCCACCGCCTGTTCTTTATAAGGGCAGTATAATCTTTTTATATATGCGGGGTTAGCTGGTTCTTTATAACGGTGGTTATCATCATTAGGGTCTAATGTAACAATAGCCCCCACATCATTCCAATTTTTAGAATCTATATATTCAATACGGTCGGTTACTCCTCCACCGCCTAAAACATCCTCAGCGCCATATTTATAAGTAAAATTCCATAATTTCCAATCCCACCCGCCTAATTGTCTTTGATAATGAAAATCAATAGTATTAATAGCATAGTCACCAGCTAAAGGCGCGCTTATTGTAATTTTATAATAATGGTTGGCGGTTTGATTTGCAAAATTAGGTTGTCTGGCTACCTCTTCTATATTTTCAATATTGCCAATATAAAAAGGTGCTGTTGAATCTGTATAACAAGGAGAATTTAAATTATAATAAGTATTTCTTAACTCTTGATAACTAAAAGCAGAATCAATAATTAAAAAATTGTCCCCTAATGTCATGGCTAATTGATTGCGTCCGAAACCGTCGGCTATTACCCCCGTTAAAGCGCTGGTAAATTCTACCCAAGAAGAACACATAGTTACAGGATAATCTGCAATGCTTAAATCTGGACAATTAGCTAAAAATTTTCTCCATGAACCTTTCCCAGCCCATGGAAAAGCCAACCCTAAATTTGTGCATCCTTCTAAAGTTCGGTTAAAATCCGTAAAATTTTGCATTTCTTGATTCTCTCCAAGTGTAAAAGAATTATTTAAATTGTAATAATATGGGGCAACATCTGCCAAATTAGCCGTTCCTGGAGCTGTAAATGCTCCTCCAGTATTACGGCCATTTAAATTTCCAGTTAGCTTATTAGCATTCCTACAGGTATTATAACCATTTTTTTTTTCTGGCGCTCCATGTCTTGGCGCTTTTGTTCCTTCAATTAACTCATTTTCAAATTTATATTGTCCTGGGTTTATCCAATCTTGCACATATATTTGCAAAAATTCCATAGGGGCAGTAAAATTAGCATTTGGGTCATATATATTTTTTATTTTAAATTTTGTAGCTAATACTTTTCCCACCATTGATTGAGGCCCTGCCGTCCATTGGACTCCCCCGAAGTCGGTGTTTAAAGCTAAATTATCCATAGTAGCAGGTGCGCCTGGTGTTAATTGTGTTGGAAATGCTCCAATATGATAAGTGCTTATATAATCTCCAGCCTGTATTATGTCAGCTGGGTCAAAAGAATGGGTATGGGTTGCTCCTCCAGTAGTAAAAAATTTTAAACCATGAAATAAATGAAGCTCAATTAATTTACACAAATGAGCAATTCTAAATTCTTGACTTAAATTCAATTGGTTAAATTCTGATAATGTTCCTGGAACTAAATTTTCAGAAGTCATATCGGCAGCAGTCGGTGAGCCAGTAGAGGTATCCATATAACAACCTATTTTAACGGCATCCGCCACTGGATATTGATAAGGCAAAGAAACATGAGCGCCATAATTTTTTCGGTAGTTAAATCTATCAGTGGCAATTCTTTTAGCTTGGTTCATTGGAATCGGGCTTACATCTTGTGCCTCTAAATCATTTGGAGTATATGGAGGTTCTGACCCAAAATTATCAGTGCTATAAGCTGGCTGTGCAATATCACCAAGTTTAATTTGAAAATCTCCAGCAAATCCAGCATGAGTTGGGCCGCCAAAATTTACCGTTTCTGCATTTAAATACGGTTCAAATTCCATTGTAAATTTAGTATCTTCATCAATTGCTATATCGTCACCATCACCAGCTTCAGATATAAAAGAGCCTAATAATCTCACTGTATCACCCCTTTTTAATTCTATTCCTTCATTCCAGGTATTTATCCACTCGGAATTGCTTATTTGGTGGTCGGCATTACCTCTTGAGCATTCATATACAAGATTTTGACTGGACATATTATATAATTATTATATTTTTTTTTTAATAGTAGATTTATAGTTTTAATTTTTAATATTGGTTATATATAAAAAATTATGAATGAAGGTGAAATATTAGAAATGGGTAGGAAGCTTATAGAAAGAGATAAACAACTTGATTTAAAAGAAAAAATTATGAATCAAAAATTTAACAATATCTTCCGAACAATATGCCTTGTTTATGCATTTTCACGAGAGCTTGACGAAATAATAGGTGAAGAAAGCCCACCTATTGTAAAACATTTAATTGAAAGATGTCGGGGGCTATGCTCTGACCTTCTTTTTTCTGAGGATGACGATGAAATAATTGTTGATATATCATTTAATTCTTAAAGTCCTCATAAGCTTCAAGTTTTTTATATAACTCCTTATTTATTTTTCTTTCTTCTTCTGCTATCTTGTCAAAAGCAAGGCATGCTTTAGTAAGTCTTTTAACTTCTCTTTCTAATTCTATAATTTCTTTTTTATATTTTGTTATTTTCATATCCTTAATATATTCCATCTACTGTATAGAAATATTTTTTTTTTTTATTTAAACCGTAGGAAGAGATGCCATACCGTCCGACACTTTAACTCCAAGCTTAGTAATAATTAAACTTCTTCTATGCTCGATAAAGAATGTTAAATTAATAGCAGCCTTTCTTCGGTCACCCGCAACTGCACTTTCTATTTTTTCCGCTGTATATCTAAATTCAATTGGCGCACTGCTTATCATTGTTCCATTTCCTATTGCATTACCCATTTCATTATATTTATCTAAACCTATTCCTATAACATGAGCGTTACCACCTAAAATTCTTTGAGTAAAACAAGAAGCCCCGTTTGTATTATCTACAGTTCCTGCATCTTGGGTATTTCCTAAAACGCTCAATGAATCAGCATTAAAATTTAATGTGTCATATTGACCTGGTAAGCATTGATATGGAGTTTCTTCACATTTACTTAAATAATGATGCTGGAGAGCTGGATTAACTACATCAATATTATATATTCTTTCGTTATTAATAATCCAATTATATTTTTCACCTCTGACGGCGCTGGACTTTAAACCCCATAATTGTGTATTTCTATGTGTCTGGCATCCGCTATCGGTTAAATTGGCTTCGGCTTGGCCTTGAGCTGAATTCAAATCCCAGTTCTTAACCACAAATATTTTTTTGACTTCCTTCCCCATCATACCTAATAAATGATTACTTGTCACTTCGTGAGTGCCATTTACTCCACCTGTATATTCAGGGTTAATACCTTTAGTAACTACAACTTCAGAAAAATCATATCTATAGCCTCTGGAATCCACCTGCTGCTGCATTTTAGCCATTTCATCCTCATCGTAGTGTAAATAATCAATACTTAAAAATGGAGTCTGTGCAAATGCAATATTATGATTGGTAGAAGCTCCTAAACCTCCTGCAGAAGGGTCAAAAGCCACCACTGGAGCTTGATTAATATTATCGTAAGCAGTTGCGGCAGCAGGGCCTTTAGCCCATTCACATTCTAATTCAATTTGAGCCATAGCAAAGGCTGGAAGTTGATTTTTTTTAAAGAAGGGTATTATATCAGCAAGTCTAATTGCTACTTCTGGGCCATTTCCTCTCTGGTCATAATTTCTTAATCCTTTGTTTCTTTGTTTAGCATGTTCCACATTAGCAGAACTTAAAATATTATCTCCGTATGTGCTTGTTTGGTCTAATTCGGTATTAATAAGCTGGTGATAGCCTACAACATCAACACCACGATTAAAACCTCCTGGCGCAGCGTCTGAACCTTCAGGCCGTCTTAAAATTTTTAAATCAACATTAGAGCAGGAAGAATGACGAACATCTAAAACATTTTGTCTATACTGTTGAGAAGTAAAAAGATTTTTAACGGAATTATAAAGTGCAGTTTCATCTACTCGTGAGATAATCTGCCCACCGCATCTAACCGTTACACGCTGTAACATTGCAATACCACCGCTCCCTAAAGGAAAAGCAAGGCCTAAATCAGTGCCAGCACCAGCTACTGCACCATTAACAATTTCAAAACACAAAGCCACCGCTGGCATATTTATTACACCCTTAGCAGGTAATACCCAACGAGTAACACCCCCTAATTCACTTGTATATTGATGGCTCACAGGTTCTAAAATATTAGTTTCTACAGAAACATTCACAGCCCTTTGGAGTCCTTCAGGGTTAATAATTTGATTAACAGAAGTATACGCCTCTAATTGGTCAATTTCGTCAACAACATCGGAAGGGCTTGCAATATCAGACATTATAATTTATAGTTTATAGATATATTTTTTTTTTAAAATATAAATTGTGTTAATTAGTTAAAAATATTTAATGATTTATAAAAAAAAAAAAATTTAGTCAAATAGTTTATTTATCCTTTGAGATAATTTCTCTACTTCCATGACTTTCTTTCTTAGTAATACTCCAGAAGCATTTGGAACTTCCTTTTGTAATTTTTTTAATTTTGCGCTTAGCACTTCAATTTCAGCTTGTTTTTTGTCAACTTGTTTTAATTTTCTCTGTCTTTTAGCTTCTCCTAATTTAGCTTCTCTTTCAAGTTCTTTTCCTCTTCCAGGCACAGTAATAACATTATCTAATAATTTTTTACCATCGACTTTAATTTTATTATTCATTTGTTTAATAGTATCTTGTAAATCTTTTCTGGATAAATTACCTGTTTTAATACAAACTTCAGCATTCATCTTCTTAGCTAATTCAATTAATTGGGGCTTAGTAAGTTTATCTATTTTTTGATTAACTGACATTATAATTATACAAAAGAAAAAAAAAATCTATCTTGCTATTTGAATTCCACCTGGACTCATTAGAACTTCATTCTTATTTAAGAATATCATGTAAGCTCCTTGAGCGGTTGCGGCAGTTCCATCTAAATCAGCGCCAGAGGCTTCTAATTCAAAAGAAAAGACAGTTTGAGAAAGGTCTTTACCAGTTCCATAACTATCGTATAAAATACCAAATCCAGCGGTTGTTCCTTGTTCACATCCGTTATTATTGGCGGTCTGGCTTCTTTCAACTACTCCAGAATTCCAATTATTCCAGGCTGATACAGTGCGTCCTACTTCCGCATATCGTCTAATATTAACTGATTCTAAATAATTTCTATCTACCATACATCTTCCTCGGTATGTTTGACCTACAGGGGCTAAGGCATCATTACTTTCTTCATCGGTTAATAATCTATATTGGAGCGGGTCTAATTGTCCATTAATAGAATATCTTAATGCTCTAAGCTGTCCTACATTACCTAAACGGCCACTATTGAAATTTTGATTTCCAATTTCATTAGCATTCATAAAGTTGGTTATAATACTGGAAACTTGCTTTAAGCCTGGAGTAAGAGCCACCACAGAAGTGGAAGAATTAACAGTTTGAAAAATAGTGGACAACGAGTTAAATGCAAAACTCTGAGCTTTAGGTGGTGCGGTTGGTTTTTGGTATAAGCACGCCGTTAATTGTAAATCTGAAACCTCGTAAGAGGCTTGAGCGGTAGCAGCATCAGCACCAAAACAATACGAAACATTAGGCTTTAATAAAATTTCTATGGTAAGGCCTCCAAATCCAGCGTCAGAAATATCTAAAGCTTGGCCAGAGGCTAAAACACCAGCAAAAAGACGACTGGAAAAAGACTGCCCTTTTGTTCCATCATTAGCCACCATAGCATGACGGCCTAAAATTGTCGTTTCATAATGTCCTCCTTCATGACATAACACAGTATTAATATCTTCATTACCATGTAAAGCACTAATGACAGTTGGAGCAACTCTCCATGCATTATTAACACGCTCAATAACTTGGTTTAATCTTTTGCTTGAAATAGTAATGGTATCAATACAAGAACCGAAACGGCCTCCGAAGTTATCTACAAAATTTCGGCCAGTATTGGTTACTCCAGTCACTGTAATTTTTCCGTTAATTCTTAAGCTGTCACCATCTAAAAACATAGGCATAGGAGAGGAAGCAATATCAAATTTTATTAAAGGAATTGAACTGCCTGGACTGTAGACTCCTGAAGACACAGAATTGACTGGGTTCAATTGAATCTCTTGTTTCTTGATTTCAGATAAATTATTTTTAGACATTGTTATAAGTTATGACAATATTTTATTTTGTAAAAAAAAAGTTTAATTAGTTAAAAATTTAATATCTAAGTTCAACTCCAGATGGGCCAAAAGCAACGGTTCTAATATGCACTGCATAATTATGAAGTAATTTAAGGTTCACATTATTACCGCTATAATTCAAATATAAAATAGCACTGACTCCCATAAGGTTCTCTGAAGTTCCATAAGGGCCAAGAGTGCGTGCTACTAACCAGTAACCTTCATCCACTACATTCCCATGAGTTCTTCCTATGAATCTTAAATTTCTGACATCAATCCCAGAATCTCCTAAAGCTTTTTCAATTTCATAAGTATGAACAGCTCCGACACAAGTCCCAAGTGCAAAATCTGGAACTCCAATATAATTACCAGCACCCGCCACAAATTCACCATGGGCTTCTCTGGTTAATGACACCAAACGAGATGGCACCATTCTATTATTAATTTGGAATTCGTAACTGTCAGCCTCACAATATCTTCCCTGTTGCGCTCTTATATTATCTAATCTGTTTAAATCTGCTTGTTCTACTGGCACACAAAGCAATGATTTAACCCGAGATAAATCAGCTGGAATAATTGTGGTTGAGTTTGTTGTGCTTCCTACAATATTGCTTTGGTAGTCGGTATAACTGACAATATCAAAATTATATTTACCTTTCATTATAGAGGCTCCGATGGCTTTCATCATGTTTTCAGGAGGCATAACTTTCGGAATAATTAACCTTGGATTTTTAATTTCAATTTGAACAGTTTGAGCCACGCAAGCATGACCACCACCAGCAGGGGCATCAGTCATTAAAACACCGTTTCTTAATGCTGAAAGAGTTACACCAGTAGAAGCGCCAGTATTAA